CTGAGACAATACATAATATGATGTATTTATATGGATGATAAAAATGCATCAGTTGCCGCTCACATAACTATATTTAAGCCACAAAACCCAATCCCCCAAACATTTATTTTACCGCGCGAGGTTGTTCTTACACGTAAAATGTATTTTGATAAGCATGATAAAGAGGAGGGCGACGGGTTTTATCCGCAACTTGCCCGGCGAATGAATAGCAGCTATGGGTCTGATAACACTCGTAACGACAGCGTTGATATTAAATTTAGATGGTCGGAAACATATCCAGACGTTTGGATACAAATAGACAATTCTGTTATTTATGGATTTGACGGGAAATGCGGGAAAGAATTATTATATTCATTAAACGAAGAATCGTATCTAAACGCTGTGAGAATTTCGAATTCAGGGGGTCGAATAATCCACCCAAATACTATAATGAATTCAACGTATCGAATAATGAACAAAAATATGAGCGAATCGAAGCAAACCGAAATTTTCAAACTTCTTCGGATATCGGCGACGGATCGTTTCAGAGTAAACTCTGAAGACGCAATCCGAAGGAGGTCTCCGTCGATCGCTTGGGAAACTTCGGATATCGCCTTACAAAATAAGGCATTTGTTATAATCGATAACACCTAGATATTTTCATGATAAATACATGAAAATAACAAACTCCTGCGACAATGCTTAAGAGTTACACATAACATGGGATCTGGTCGATATCCAAACTAACGTCCTCAGATTCTTTCACGCAAAATTGGTTAAAATACGAATCATCTAGTTGTAATTCGGGTGTGTGTTTGTGAACTGTGCGCGCAATCATTTTATATAGCTTGAAACTTGGATAGCGTTCCTCTCCGGTTTTCTTGTATAATACATTTTTACCATTATCGTCCATACACCAACGATGAATCGTTTTTTGAAAATCGTCCATTTCATCGACCGTTACATCGACATCCATGATAAAATCGAAAATGGACGATCCAAGACGACACAAATCGAAACTGTAATTTGCTTCAAGAACAGGACGCTTTTTATTTAAAAATGGTTCCATATTATATTGTGTTGATGCATCACCATCGGGTGCAAAACTATCACTACAGAACGTTTTTCCCTGGAATTTATAAATGCCGCGACCAAAATCGATAATTTTAAAAATACGCCCGTGTGTAGGAACCTTGTAAGATTTACCCGTGTATTTATAATACAAAAATGGTTTGTCTGTCTTGGTATACATTATATTATTTGTATGTAAATCATTATGTGTTAGATTAAATGCTCGTTGATAAATCAATAGACTCATAATTATTTGAAACAAACAACTCGCACCATTCTCGACCGATATCTCGTCGTTAACAAATAAATCGTCCAAGGTGCCGTCGCATTTTTCCATGCAAATCATTTGCACCGGAAAGTTGTTAATATATCCAAATACCTCTTCCTCTTCTGTGTCTTCATCGCTATCCTCATCATCATCATCATCATCGCTATCCTCATCGTCGTCTTCATCTTCATCGTCGTCTTCATCTTCCGACGAACTATAATTAACATCACTGTCTGATGACGAAGATTGAGAAGACGGCGACGATGGATTTGAGCGTTTTGAATATACCATCTCCGCTTCTTCAGGAACACTAGCATCTTCTGAGTTCAATCCGAAACCATCAGGTATATTTACATTTTCGTCCAATATGTCTATATCCAATTCAGATAATGCATCACACTCAATGTTCAGGTCACCGCCTTCGCCCATCGTTAACTTTTGTTTATTACGTCTAGAACCCGCAATTTGATCTAATCCGTCAAACACATGTTCAGGATCTTCTATATAAAATAATTTACCTACATTGTCGTTGAAAAATGTCGAATTCCGTAAAAAGTCCAAATCGTCTGTGATACACACACGAAATTTATCTTGGACGCCAAGGTATGACCCGTAATAATCAAGCCCGTGATGGAAATTATGAGAATGTAATAGGACAGACGACAGATAAGTAAAAAACGAGTCAACGTAAGCCGCGTTATGTCTACTTAAAATCTTGGTAGACACAGATTCCTCGGTTGAGTCAAATCGCGGCATTGTTCTGATCTTGGTATCATGTATGTTATATTTACCAACCATATATCGATAGGGATCGAGCAGGGGTGAAAACTTAACAAAAACGTCACGTTCTAATACGTGTGATTTATTGTGCGTAGCAATATGTTTTAAATCTTGGACATGATACGGGTGATTTAATGCGATTGTGTTATAATTAGCATCGTTCATCTCAAAAAATCGGTTATATATGGGATTATATAATTGTAAATCTCGCACACGATATGGGTTATAATCGTTCGGCGTTTGTTCGGACTCTATGACGTCCGGGTTTTGCCTATATTGTTCGCATAAAACCTCTAAATTTATGATGGTTGGTTTACAATAGGAAATGGGAGGTTTATGCATATTTACAGAATGCCGACGTATAGGGTGTGTAAATAGAATAATTGATAAATATAAACTTATCCAAGAGTTTATATTTCGTATTTTATATCTCAAATGTTTACTATATACTAATATGACGTTGGAACTAAAAAAATTTGATATGCGATGGATTACATTTAAGCCAAATGAAAACAAAGGTCCGGTAATTGTGATGATTGGTCGTCGTGATACGGGTAAATCATTTCTTGTTCGAGATCTATTATATCACCACCAAGACATACCGATTGGAACAGTTATATCCGGAACGGAAGCGGGCAACGGGTTTTATGCACAGCATGTGCCCAAGCTCTTTATCCACGAAGAATATAACACGGTTCTTATAGAAAACGTGTTACGTAGGCAAAAGGTCGTATTAAAACAAATGAATAAGGACATTGAAACACAGAAGCGATCTTTAATTGACCCACGCGCGTTTGTGATTTTAGATGATTGTTTATACGATCAAACATGGACACGCGACAAAATGATGAGAATGTTATTTATGAATGGTCGTCACTGGAAAGTCATGCTCATTATCACCATGCAATATCCTTTAGGCATTCCGCCCAATTTGCGAACAAATATCGACTATGTGTTCATTTTGCGTGAACCTTATATGACTAATCGTAAACGTATTTGGGAAAACTATGCATCCATGTTTCCCACATTAGAGTCGTTTTCTTCCGTTATGGATCAAACGACCGAAAATTACGAATGTTTGGTCATTAATAATAACGCAAAATCGAATAAATTATACGACCAAATATTCTGGTATAAAGCCGAAACGCGCCCGGATTTCAGGCTTGGCTCAAAAGAGTTCTGGGAAATTTCCAAGGGAATGGACTCGGACAACGAAGGCGAAGCATATGATCCAAGTAAGGGTAAAAAACGCGCGGGGCAACAAATTAGTGTTAAAAAAACGAATACTAAATGGTAAACTTCTTCGCTGACGCTCCGGATCGCTCCATTTATCTGATATAGTAATATCAGATAAAAGTTTTAAGGTGAAGTGAAGACGAACTCCTTCGATATGCGTCGCTAGAGTTCAGTCGCTCTCCAAACTCCTGCGACAGAATTTATGCCGCAGTTGTAAGTGTATCTACAAATTCGGATTCAATATTTGCAGCAGAGGTCTTTGGATCGGCATTCTTAATCAACTCGGCCTCATGAGCAAGACGGTCTGCCTCATTCGCAACCTCGCGCTCGGTGAAATTGATCGTGTCTTTAACACCCACCAAATCGCCATTCGCATTCAATGTCTGAGTCAACACGTTACCGGACTGTTCGGCCTTCTTGATATTATCGACAATCGCCTTCTCCTTCGTGTCCTTCACGCGCTTGTCGAAATTCTCCTTTGCCTTCATCTCGTTCTTAATCTTCTCCTGGTGAAGCTTATTCAACTCCTCCTCCATGAACTCGACGCGACCAGTCTTGTATGCATTGGGATCCCATGGTAGCCAAACACCGACGGGTGCTACGAAAATGTCGTGATTGGGATCCTTTTCGCGCAGCTTCTTGCAATGCTGCTCGGCTTCCTCCTGGGAAGGGAAGTTGCCGCGGTTTTTCAATCCACGAACGGATGTCTGGAACGCATGTTCACGCTGAAACTTTTCGGTCAATTTATCCTCATTCTTGTCCAAAAACGTCTTGTAGTCATCGGATACAGACCCCTCCTTTAGACGTTCCTGCTCCTCCTTGCAAAACTCATTGTAATCAGCCATTAGCTTCTCAAGATTCAAATTATATTTATAGGAAATAAAGTTCATAAAATCGCCAAACTTGGACATGGACTTGTTAAAATCCCATTGCTGAACGAATTCGGCAAACAGATAAAGCTCGCGCTTTTCCAATATTTTATCGGGCGATAAAAACGACATGCAGGT